CGGCTGGGGTAGTGCCACCAATAGCGGGTGGGCTAGATAAATCTAAAGTACCACCAAGAGTTAAGTTTCCACTAGAAGTTACTGTACCGCTTAGTGATATACCTGAAACTGTACCTGTGCCACCAACGCTAGTTACTGTTCCTGAACTAGAAGATATAGTTGACCAAGTAACATCATAGTCAGTATTGCTAGCTTTAGTTAATACTTGACCTGTTGAGCCACCAACAACTACACCATTACCGTTACTGCCACGCAATCCTTGAGGACCTTGATCACCTTTAGGACCTTTAATCTCTTTCGTGGTCTTAATTGTAGTACTATCTGATAAAGTAACCAGTAAAGTATCGTCAAAATCAATTTCTACATCAGTAATGTAGCGACCATCTTCTCCGTCGATGCCGTCAACACCATCTTTACCATCTTTTCCGTCTTTTCCGTTGTATCCTATACCGTCTTTACCATCTTTTCCGTCTCTTCCTTTGTCTCCTTTAGGTCCTTTCATGGACTCAGAGGTAGAAAGCTCTTTAAATTTGGTATAAACAGTATCTTCAATAGATTTTACTGCTTCAACAACAAGATCAGTACTAGATTGTACAACTTCTTCATGTTTTAATTGCGATTGTGCAAGAGATTTCTCAATTTCTTGAAGTGCTGATGCTTGTTCTTCAAGAGAAAGAGAATCATCTCCTAGTTTTTGGATATAATTTTGAATATCTATCATTATTTACCAAGTTTTTTTGTAATGTTAGTCAAAACAGAGTCTTCAACACTCTTCATTTTACTACGTTTACTCTCCATTTGCAACTCTACAATCTTACTGTTTTGTTGTAAATCAGCTTCTTTTAACATTAATTCAGCAATTTTAACTCTACGATCAAATTCTTTTTGTGCTTGATCGTCGTTGTTAGGTAAATTTTGAGAAACTGAATTAACAATTTTTGCTTCAACTTCACGAGGCATTAACTGAGCTTCGGTCATTGTTTTCATAGCGTCAGCTTGAGCTTTTTTGGTTTGTGCATCGTATAAACCTAATTGAGCTTGAGCTGTAGCCATAGTCATCTGTTGTTGCTGTTGAGCTGCTTGTTGAGCTGCTGGATCAGGCTGTGACATCTTCTGTAACTGTGCAATGATATCTTCACGATTAGAAAGACTTGATGACTGAACAATACCTTGCAGTAATACAGGAGTAATTGGACTATCAGGTCCAAGAGTTTGCATTAAACCAACCATTTGCTGCTGTTCGTATTCACGAGCAACCATACCCATGGTCGATATAGGCATAAACTTAAAGTCTTTGACTGGATAACGCTCAGGATCAAACTGCATAAATCTCCATGCAGCACGTTCGATGAACGGAATCAGGAAGTCTTCTTGGAAGTTGATTAAAGCACGTTTGTTCTTCTTCATCAAACCTGATAAAGCCATGGACAAACCAGCACCAGAAGCTTCACCGCCAGCTACTGAGTTAGGCATAGATGAACTATCTAAAGTACCGGTAGCAGCTAAGAGCATCTGCTGGAAGGCAGTAGCAGTTTGCATATTACCGCCGTCGGTAGAACCAAACTTAAATGGCATCATAATTTCAGCAGGATTGCCGTTAACCAAGAAGTTCTTACCCGGACGTACTTCATATTTAGCACCACGTGGTAGACGAGTAGCGTCCATAGCCATCATAGGAGCAGTAGTCAGGGCTAAAGAATCTAGGTGACTACGAATCTGTGCGTCAAGGGCTTTTTGCATATTGTAGCCCTTCTCAATGGTTCCACGACCCCAGAAACGACCCGGCATAGAGTCAGCTTGGTATGCAACTACAGGGCGATCCTTCATCATGTAAGGAGACTCTTCTGCTTTGAGAAGATATTGGTTATCAGCAATAACAACTACAGCTTCAACCATGTCTGAGTATTCGTCAGCAGCACTGTCTTCAGGGAAAAGCTCCATTGCTGGATTTTCTGTTTGTTCTAAGCCATTAAGCATAGAACGAGGAATCAAACCATAGTAACGAATAACAGGAACTTTATCAGAACGAGAGATAACTTGTTCTTGTGTCTCTTCTAGTTTAGTATAACGATAACTAGGAACTACTTATACTTTACGATAGATACCTTTTTCGATACCTTGTACAATCGTATAGTAAGACATATACTCTTCAATGGCGACACCGAGAGATTCATCTACAGTCTCAGCATTAGGATCAATGAGGAAGTTACGTGGGTTGATAGCATTCAAGCCAACCATGAACTGTGTCTTCTCCATTGTCCCAATAGCAGCCATATTAGCTCCGGGGATAGGCTGAGTAGCAGGAGCTAGGATTGTTTGTTCTTCAATAACAATCTCACCGATACCTGTACCATACATCTCGCCTAGGAGAATAATATTGTCAATAGATTTTTTAATTCTACTACGACGGAAATCTTCATGCATCTGACGACGCACTAACTGAATATCTGATTTATCTTGATCGTTGATGTCATCTTCGATGTCAAACCAATCACCACGACCAAAAATAGCTTCAGAGATCTCAGCTTGTTTAGACTCAACTGCTTGAGCCATAGCTGGAGTAACTAACTGTGAACGCTCAGAGTCACGAGTCTTGTCTGCTGGATCCCAGATACCACGGAACAGACGCTCATACTCTTGCCAGTAGATTACATAGTTAACATCACGATGATCTCTCCACTCATTACAGTGGTCAAGAACAAAACTAACTAATTCTTTGTCAGCATCTGTTTCATCTACAAATTCATGCTTATCGATATTTTCGTCTATTAACGGATCACTCATTTATTAGTCTTCCACTGTTGATTTGAAGGGGTCTGTGTATGCTAAGATAGGATTAGCTTTCGAAGTTGTTTGGTCTTCTTCGACTAAAGTACGCTCTAGGATTTCTTGTTTATCGCAGGTACGGATAGGAGAACAAGTAATATCCCACATAGTGCAGTAGCCTACTGGGTGAGCTTCGATGTCAGACCAAGGAGGTGTTAACGGTAATGCCGAAGCTTTGATATCGTTTGCAGGACCGTTTGAGATACAATCTCTGATCTGCTCATTATCAAAATAGTACTCACAATTGTTACAAAGACGACCACGAGCATCACCTTGGGAGATACCCCAGATAGTCGCTTTCTTGTTCCAAAATTCATTATTTCTCTCTAATGGATCAGCAGGTCCTAAAGCAGCTTCTTTGATTGCTTTAAGATGATTCTTAATATTAAGTTTATTGTCTTGTAAGGCAATAGGGCAGCCGTCTAAATTAGTATCCACTTATCATATCCAAAGGTTCGTATTCATCGGAGTTATCGTCTGAGAAGTAAGACGTAACCGCTAGTTGATCAATGTAACTTAAAGCGTCAATCAAGTCATCATGCACTTGTGGTGTTGGGAACATTAAGAACTCGTCTTTAAAATCAGTCCAATCCTCATCTTCATTTAGGATAACTTTACCATGCTCAAAGCGACCCTGTAATGCCCAGATAACACGTTCAGTCTTTTTCTTGTTGCCATGCGTCAAATCTTGAATATGACAATACACGTTATTAGACCGCATTAAATCGCTTAGATAAGGCAATACAGCGTTTTTAAGACTTCCTCGCTCTATCCCTACTGCCAAAGGTTTAAACTCTGCTATGTTCTTTAGGATGCGTCTGGCAGTATCTTGAATATCCCATCTACCAGTTTCAATCTTGTGAACAAACCACTCACCTTCTTCGTCTACTTTTACTACCGCAATAGCTGTTTTATCTAATCGCTTTTTACGCTCGGCTGAGTTGTTCATGTTCTCAAAACCAGCTAAGTCGATTGCAATGTAGTACGAACCATAACTAGGCTCTTCACCATACTTGAGCCAAGCTTCTTTAAATACGTCTGTACCAGCATTATCAAAACTAGCTTCATACTCTTGCTTAAACGCAAAAGAACTTAAACTTTTTCTTGCACCTTCAATCTCTTCCGGATCAATCAGTGGATTGTCCTTGGTGGTGAAGTGCCAAGACTTCCAATCTTTGTCTTCTGACTCAAGACCTAGGTTATACATATCGTAAAACCAGTTACGTCCCTTTGGTGTGCCAATAAATAAGGCAGACCCTCTTTTATCCGAAAGTGCGGCTCTTAGGACTTTCTCCCAAGTTTCGCTCTT